TGCTTTTGGAGTAAACTGTGATCCATTTGTACCAAACGTAAACGCATCTAAAAAATCAGTAATAGAGTAATCACTTTGTTGAAAACTTTTATCAGTTATCAAAGCCGTCTGCGCCATATAACCCAACATCGTGTCTGATCCAACGGATGTTGGAGAGCTAGAAACTAGGTGAGTAGCATTTCGTCCCCAAGCAATATCGGCATTTGATCCAAAATTGTTTCTTGTTGAAAAAGATGTAACTTCTATACCATTAACAAAAATCTTTTGACTTGCATTGCTGTTTTGTGACGTGTCGATTGTGACCAAAATATGATACCAACCAATATCTCTGAATACTTGAGTTGTAACTAAAATGGTTGTCGAATATGCAAGCAGTCGTAGCGTATCGTCAGCTTGGAAATCTAAAATAAGATAGTCGTTTGCGTTACTACCGTTCACACCAAGTATAATTGATTGAGCGCCAAAAGAGGTTCGCTGTAGCCACGTCGAAAATATCGCCTCTTTGCGACTCGAATTAGCTTCTGCCGTGTCTTGCGTTAAGTAATCGCCAGAAGCAAACCAAACAGAATTACCAATCAGAGTAGGATCAAATGCTCCACCACCTTGACCTGCAGCACCTAAAAGAAGATTATTACTAAATACACTCATTATGAATATGCCTTTGTTACTAAACTATGAACATCTGTAGATGTACGTACAATATAGTCTAACCTATCTACTGAATTGATAGAAGTAGAAATAACAGGAGCAGTACCATCAGGAAAACCCCAGTTTGATCCAAAGGCAAGTGTTCTTGATCCTGTACCGTCCTGTACAATAAAGATACTTCCTACCTGACCTGCTACACAGTTGGTAGGATTATCCAATGTCCTATTACCTGCAAGTGTAATTGCAAAGTTTTGTCCTGTATTAAAGTCAACTGCAATGTTTGCTGCATCTGTAAGACTTACAATATCTGCTACAGCAGCAGTACCAATACGAAGTTCTTTTCCTAGAAGCGCATCTACTCCAATAGCAACCGCACTTACATAAAAGTCTGTACCACTTACTGTACCAGTTAGTGTACCACCAGCAAGAGGTAAATGGTTTGCAATGCTTGTTGCTAATGTTGCTGATAGATTTGTAATGACTGTATTAACACTTGTAATTGCAGCAGAATTAACTGATGTTATAACAGATACTGCCTCTACCACAGTATTGATACTTGTAATAGCTGCTGTGTTCACACTTGTTAAAGCAGAGACTGCTTCTACTACTGTATTAATACTGGTAATAGCCACAGTATTTACAGATGTAAGCGCAGAAACATTTGCAACTACAGTATTAATACTGGTAATAGCTGCAGCATTAACTGACGTAACTGCAGATACTGCATCTACAACTGTATTAATACTTGTAATTGAATCAAGATTTGTTTGCGTTAATACAGATACTGCAGCAAGTTCAGCACTTGTTGCAAAGTCAAGATTATCAACTACAGTATTAATGCTTGTAATAGCTGCAGCATTAACTGAAGTAAGTGCTGAAACATTTGCAACTACAGTATTAATACTGGTAATTGAATCAAGGTTTGTCTGTGTTAATGCTGATACTGCAGCAACATCATTTACTGTTGCAGCAGTAACACCAGAGATAAGCAGATCACCTGTTACTGCAAGAGCAGTACTAACTGAAACTGTACCAAAGTTTTGGTCTGCAGAAACAAGGATTGTACCACTTACAGGTATTGAACTTGATACTGCACCATTAACTGTAATCTTAATACCAGTACCTGCTTCAATAAATTTAACAGTACCACCTTCGGCAGATGGAACATTTATCAGACCTGAACCATCACCTACAAAGAATGCTGCGCTAACAATACTATTAAATGTAGCAATAGAAGCAGATACTTTAGCAACATTAATTGTTGTATCTTCTAAACTTACAGCAATAGTTGGATTGCCCTCAGTACCATCACCATTAGTGATTGCAATGCCTGCACCAGCAGTTAAAGTTCTACCGTTTACTTCTCCACCGCTTACAGCAACAAGACCTACAACACCAGTAAGATCAGCTAGATTATTTAGTGTAGATGCATTAGCAGTAAGAGTTACACCATTAAGCTGAAATGTTCCATTAATGTTAACAGTAGAATTACTAAGCTGCAGTCCTGAGTTTGTACCTGATCCGTCTTGAACAGTCTGTACTGTTCCAGTAAGTCCAGTATTATTACTTCCTACTTGGAGAAGCTGCTTATAACTATTTGCAATTGTTGATCCAGTAAGTGTTGCCATTATATCATATTCCAATCAGTGTCATAATTTTCCCAAGTATTAGTAGCATTATTCCATACTAGATTTCGATCATTATTCAATGGTGGGCGTGGATTACGAATACTCTCGTCATCTCGTACATTAGCAGTCCTATTCTGTGGATGATTCTTTAGATCATATGCTCCATCATAATCTGTAGGGCATACAAGCATACCATAACTATTCATCTTCAATACCCTATGAGGATACTGAAAACCACAAGTGTCACATATTGCTAATGCTCGCTTGTTGCTTGCCATAATTATACTTTATTCAAACGTGGTAGAAAATAGGCACTTGCTCTTTCTCTGTCCTCGTCCATTGCTCTTGAAAGTCTTTCTTCGTATTCCATCTTTAAAAACTGAATACGTGAACCATCTACACCGGGTCGCTTCATTGACATAAAGTATGATAGACCTGCTGTAAGGCAGGGAAGAAAACGTCTCGATACATCAGCAATTTGTACAGCAGATTTATTAACATCTTGAATATACTTTATCTGTTCTAATTTAAGAGTATCTGTTGTATTTTCTGGTACAGGCCAGAGGTAAAGAGTAGGGTTAGCGCGATCACGGCGAATAGCATACTGTGTAGGTCTTCCCTTTTGACTCTTTCGAGGTATCTTAAGATACTCTTCCATGCTAATTCTTTCAAGTTGTAAATCAGTATTATCTCTACTTAATACTGCCTCTGTAATATCTATTGTGCTAGAGGTAAGAGCATAAGCTGTAACGCTAGTAGAAACTGAAACTACTGTAGTACCAGCAGTCCATAAAAGAATGCCTCTGTTCTGCCAATCCTGTAAAAGAAGATTAATTGAACGACGAGCAGACTTAGGTTCATGTCCTAATGTCTGTTCACCACCAATCATTTCCATTGCTTCTTGAATAACTTCATCAATATCCATTGAGAAGTTATATGTGCCGCTGGTACTCATTAGAGTTATCCTTAGTCGTTATACTCTACAATCTTACCCGGTTCATAATCTACAACAACATCTTGTTCTGCACCTTTAACCTGTGGACCTTTACGTGCAGCACCAAAACCCTGACCTGTAGGTTTACCAGTCATCTTTAAAACGTCCTCTTGTGTACGAGGATTTTTAATCCAATTATACGTATACTCTTTTACTGCCATTTTTAATTCTCCTGTTAACTTTACGTTTAGTTTTTCTTTTCTTACTAGGTACTTTAGTAATCTGTTGTGGTATACTTGATCTACCTATAGCCATCTAACACTTCCATCTCTTGCGTGCTTGCCGTAATCTTGAATTAGGATTTTTAGCAGCTTTGGGAAACTGTTTCATTTGTCCTGCGCTACGTGCACAGTAACTCTTTCTGCGTGCTGCTCGTTTACCTGTAGGACTAGATTCAGTTACAGCAGTCTGTAATTTACTACCGGGATTTTCTCTGCGGTACTTAGCCACACCCTTTTCAGTCATGCCTGCTCCTTGTTTAGTAGGACGCTTCTGTCCACCGCCAATAGTATGACCCTTCATTCCTTTACCAGTAGACTTACGTTTCTTTTTTACAGCCATTACTTTTTCCCACGTGTTTTAGTGCTAGTTTTAAAAGTACGAACCATAGTAGGTTTACCACCTACACCTTGCTTAACTGCTCGCTTACGTTTTACTGCAGATGATTTCTGCCCTGCTGTCATACTCTTTGCTTTTGCAAGTGGCACACACTTAGGATATTTACGCTTTGTATTCTTGGTTGACTTTCTTCCACAGGGTTGATACTTTCCGTCCTTCTTTGGTGCACCAATATCAACCCACTTCTCGTCTACCCATTTGCGTAAACCACCACCTGCTTTCTTCTTTACAACTTTTTTCTTTTTATTTCCACCCGGCTTTACCTTGCCACTACAAACAGCAGACGCATACATATTTGCATAAGCTGATGGATATACATCAAACTTACGCTTTGCTGCAGCTTTACCCTTTGGACATAGTTTAGCCACGTTTCCTTTTTTCCTTACTCTTTCCTGCCTGACTTAATGCAATTGCCACCGCTTGCTTCTGAGGATACTTTTCCTTTTTCAGCTTACGAATGTTTGCACTAACTGTCTTTTGGCTTGAACCTTTTTTAAGAGGCATTACATGTACAGTCTATTTTGACAACCGCCCTTGCTTTTTTTACTTTTACTCTTTGATGATTTAGATGGCTTAGACATTTTACCCATAGCCATTTCCTGTTGCTGAGTGATAGCACCGCCATCTTTGTACTTCTTAACTTTACCACCACCCATCATTTTCTTTTTACCATACATTGTAGTTTTCCTTTCTTGCTTTAATTAAAAGCCTTTGCGTGCTGCACCTACGCCACGACCAGAAAATCCTTTACGCTTTTTCACAGCAGACTTTTTGATCATGCCACCTTTTTTATTAAGAGCTACGTTTTCCATTTGGTCATAATACTTTTGAGTTGCACCACCAATAGGTAAGTCTCGTTTTTTTGCAAACTCATATTGTTTATATAACCCACCTTCAGTGTCAAACTTTTCCTCTGGTTTTGGTTTAGGTCTTGGAGCAGTTTTTGCTTCTGGTTTTGGTTTAGGTCTTGGAGCAGTTTTTGGTTCTGGTTTTGGTTTAGGTCTTGGAGCAGTTTTTGGTTCTGGTTTTGGTTCTGGTTTTGGTTCTGGTTTTGGAGCAGGCTTATTCTCATTATTTTTTAAAGAAGATAAACCACCTACACCAGCAGCTGTAGCAGTAAGTGCTGCTACTCCTTTACCTGCATTAGACATTTTTGGTTTAGATGGTGGTGTTGGTTTATTTTGTTCTTCTTTTAATTTTTTAAGATTCTCTGCTTGTTTTTTCTT